CGGGTAACAATGGTAATTGGCAAGCTAGTGCGTGGATATTAGAACGTAAGTACCCTAATAAGTTTGGTAAGCGTGAACACATTAAAGTTACAGGAGATGACAACGACTATGATGTTGTGCTACATTGGGCAGACGGTAATGAATTTACCGACGCGGAAGTGTCCGATATGTCCGCTATAAAAAAAGAACAGGATTAACAAATATGGCTAACAGCTTTGATGAAAACATTAATGATATTTATATAGATATTGTTAAAGCAAACTTTCCTAATGAAGTTAGCCAAGATTTTGGTAATGACGATAGTCCATTAATACACGAACTACCCAATATGTTTGATAGTGGGTTTGTAGTGCTTCCTTTCCCTATGGAAGTGTTAGAGTTTTGGCGAACACTACTTGGCTTTGATGATGACGGGTTTATAAGTGGAAACGACATTTAACAATACAGGCACAAACAAATATAAAGTAAAGCTACCAACATTACATAGTGGGCAACTAGCAGTAGCTAAAAGTAGCAAGCGTTTCAAAGTATTAGTAGCCGGTAGGCGTTGGGGTAAAACTAGATTAGGTGTATGGCTATGTATTGCAAAAGCAACACAAGGTAAACGCGCTTGGTGGGTTGCACCAACTTACGCTATGGCTTTAGAGGGTTGGAAAGAATTACGTACACTTGGCGTAGAATACGGCTTTACAGTTAACGAAAGCCAAAAAACTTTATATACAACTACAGGTGGAAGCGTAACTGTACGTTCTGCTGATAACCCTGATAGGTTAAGAGGTGCAGGTTTAGACTTTATAGTTTTAGATGAGTGCGCTTTTATAAAAGAAAATGTATGGCGTGAAGTACTGCGTCCAACATTAACAGAACGCAAGGGTGGTGCATTATTCATTTCAACACCACGTGGCTTTAATTGGTTTCAAAGATTGTATGACGATAGTGTAAAGCATGATGATTGGGAACGGTGGCAACTACCAACAAGCACTAACCCGTATGTTCCATTAGATGAACTTGCTATAGCTAAACAAGAAATAGGAAGTTATTTATTTAGCCAAGAGTACGAAGCAAAGTTTGTAGAAGCTAAAGGTGGTTTATTCCATAGAGATTGGTTTAAGTACTACGAAAGTTCTACGGAATTATACACTGACGATAACAATAATGAAAATAGTAGGGTTACGTACAGCACAGGGCAATATTCCGTTTCCGACGATACACTCCGGATTGTTATAGCTGTGGACTTGGCTACTAGCACTAAGGAAAGCGCCGACTATACGGTCGCCGTAGTCCTCGGATTATCGAAAGAAAATGATGTTTTTGTGCTTGATGTAGTGAGAAGTAGGTTAGAAGCACCGCAGGTACTAAAAATGTTACAAACCATTTATGACAGGTGGCAACCGGAAGTGGTTGGTATTGAACGTGCAGGTTACCAACTTGCTTTTATACAAATGGCAAGGGCGCAAACTAATTTACCCATAAGGGAATTAAAAGCAGACAAGGATAAAGTTAGTAGGGCATTACCGCTTACAGCTAAAATGGAAGCCGGACAGGTTTACTTTCCTAGAAATTCAGTATGGTATAGCGAACTAGAAAAAGAACTGCTACAATTTCCCGCAGGAGAGTATGATGACCAAGTGGACGCGTTATCTTATGCTATTCTATTAGTAGCAAAACGAAAAGAATTTAGGGCGTATTGATGAACACAGTAGGAATTGGCTTTAGGTGGTTTGTTCCTTTGGATAGGATAGTGTTCAGCAAACCGCTTGAAGCCTAAAGGAGAATAAATTGGCAGAACAACGTAGAACGTTTAGGGACTTATTTAATAGAAGCCCACAAGAAAAACGGTACAACTTTTTTAATGAGCAAGATAGCTTATACAATAATGTTAACTTCTTACAAGGTTGGAATACAAGTGCAGGTGCTTTTGATATATCTAGTATGGGTAATGGCGCTTCCAACTCTGCGGTAACTGCATGCTTACAAGTACTTGGCGTTTCTTTTAGTGAAGCTACTTTAATTGTTAAAGCTGTAGACGCAGACTATGTAGAAAATACAATTACTAACCACCCACTTTCAATACTTATGCGTAGACCTAATCCTTTTATGTCCGGCGATATTGTACAACAATACATAATGACAGCGTTACATGTATCGGGCGACGCTTACTTACTTAAACAACGTAACAACGCTAACCAACTTGTAGCACTATATCCACTAATGCCTGAAAGTGTAGAAGCTAAAGGTAATGATGAAACACTTATAACTAAGTATGAATATAACAATGGCAACCTAAACCAAAAAATAACAATTATGCCTGAGGACATTGTACACATTAGGTTAGGGCTAGATAGTACTAACCACCGCAAAGGATTTGCACCACTTAAAACAGTTTTAAGAGAAATATACGGGGACGAAAGCGCAGGGCAAATGGCTACAGCTTTAGTTGCTAATAGTGGTGTTCCAAATGTTTTAATAACCCCTAAAGATGAGTTCGGACCAAGCCCTGAGGAAGCAGAACAAATAGCTAGAACATATAAACAAAAAACAGGTGGTAAGAATAGAGGTATGCCATTAGTACTTAGTGGTGCTATGAATGTAGAGAAGCTTGCTTTTAGCCCTAAAGAATTAGACATTGGGCAGTTAAGGCGCATACCTGAGGAAAGAATATCTGCTGTACTTGGTGTCCCCGCTATCCTTGCAGGACTTGGCGCAGGTTTAGAACGTGCAACTTATAGTAATGCAAAAGAGTTAAGAGAATTTTTTACAGAAAATAAATTAATACCATTATGGAAACAAATAGGCGAGGAACTTACACAACAAATATTGTTAGTAGATTATACAGATAACGTAAACGAATATGCTTGCTATGACTTTGCAGATGTAAGGGCTTTACAACAAGATACTGATGAATTGTATAACAGGCTTAATGTTGGTGTACAAGGTGGTTGGATTACTGTTGCAGAAGCAAGGGAAGCTGTTGGCTTGCCTACTGATGATACTCAAAATGTTTATCTTATTGCTAATAGCCAAATGGTTGTACCCGCAGAAAATATGCAAGATGTAGATAATAATGTAGAAGCGGAAACAGATATAAACATAGAAGCAGAACTAGAAGCACAAGATGATGAAAAGTTTTATACAATAGAGCAAGAATTAGACGGGGAGTATTCTGTTGTAGATTTTAAAGGTGGTATCTATGGTACTTACCCAACTAAAACACTAGCTGAAGCAAGGCTTATACAAGTAGAAAGACTTGGGGAAACTAAAGCGTACGAGGAGGAATAGTTAGTGGCTAAGTATGACGACTTAGATTTTACAATTCCTAAGGGTGCTAAAGAGGAAGCTAAACGTGGTTTAGCATGGCGCAAGGAAAACGGTAGAGGTGGTACAAGCGTAGGACTTAACAGCGCTAGATATATATTAAACAACACAACAGCAGGTGCAGAAAAAGTTAGACACATAGCTAAATACTTTCCACGCCATGAAGTAGATAAACGTGCTGAGGGTTGGCGACAAGGCGAAAAAGGTTATCCAAGCAACGGACGTATCGCTTGGGCGCTTTGGGGTGGAGAAGCCGGTAAGAGTTGGGCTAGTAAGTTAGTACGCGCTATGAATAAACGTGATGAAAAAGCTAACAGCGCTACAGAATTAATTAACAGGTATGAAAATATTAAAGCAGATAAACAAGATGTAATACTTAATAGATTTAGAAGTGATGATGTTAAAGATATTTTATATAAGGAACATGATAGGTTATTAACTAATTGGGAAAAAGCTTTGCAAGATTTATATTACGATTTACTTACTAAGCAAGACAACACAATTAAAAAAGTTTTAAAAGAAAATAATACAGGTGTTGCACAAGGTTTAGTTAACTTTGCTATTGATGAAAATATAAAGAGTTGGAGTGCAGATGTATTTGATTACTATATGTCCTTAGCTAACGATTACGCATTTTACCAAGTAGAAGTATTGCTACCTAACCTAACAAAGCAAGTTACTTTAGTACCTGTTGTTAAGGGTAAGAAAAACAAAAAAGAAATAATAGAACAAGGTTTTTTCTACCGTCTAGTTAGGTTTGAAAACTTTCCTATTGAAAACATACGTACTAACCCTGTTGTAACAGAATATGTAAAAGGCTTAGTTGATGATTTACTTCCTAGCTTAGCTAATACAAGCAAGAAACGTTTTGATACAAGCTTTAGGAAAGCACTACAAGAAGCGTTAGAACTTGGGTTAACAGGTAGTAGCTTACAAAACTATGTAGCTAATGCGGTTAAGAATGTATTAAGCCAAAAGAATTTAGCTAGAGCTTTAACTATTGCTAGAACAGAAAGTAACAAGATAGCAAACTTTGGGCGTGGTGTTGGTGCTAAAAGTACGGGCATAGTTTACACAAAAGAGTGGATTAGCCAAAGGGACGGTATAGTACGGGACGCACATGTTATCTTAGATAGTACTGAAATTAATGAGGACAAAGCTTTTATTTACAATGGTTATCAACTAGAATATCCGGGAGATAGTTCTTTGGGTGCGCCCGCTAACTTAACGGTTAATTGTAGGTGTTTCCTAAGCTATCATGCAAGAGAGTTATAGAAGTAAGGATTATGAAACAGGAAAAAGAATTTAAGGGCAAAGACTTATTAACCTTTGATGAAGTAGAGGGCAAGGTAAGTGCAGTATTCTCAGTATTTAATGAAATAGATAGCGACGGCGACGTTGTGTTACCTAAGTCAATAAGAAGTGGTTACGGTAACAAGGGTGTTGTTATGTGTTGGGGACACGATTGGAAACAGATAATTGGTAAAGGTAAAATTACACAAGACAATGACCAAGCTGTTTTTACAGGCGAGTTCAATATGAATACCAACGCAGGCAAAGAAGCTTATGAAACTGTAAAAGCTATGGGCGACATTCAACAATGGAGTTTTGGTTTTGAAGTACACGATAGCGAAGTCGGTATGTATACAAAGAATAATGGCGAGGAACAAGAAGTACGCTATTTAAAAGATGTTAAGGTTTGGGAAGTTAGCCCTGTACTTGTAGGTGCTAACCAAAACACACATACCCTAGCAGTAAAGGAAAAAGAATATGAAGTTAATGAAGCAGTTAAAGAACAAGATGATACAGTTGTGGAACAAGATGTGGAACAAGATGAAGCAGATACTACAACTGCTAAAGAAATAACAGGAGAGAAGTTTACAGACGAAGTTGATAATTTGCTTATCAAGTTAGTAGCTTTGTTAGAAAGGGCTAAGGCGCTAACCGCCTTGCGCTTTGGTAAAAATAAAACGTTATCAGAAAGTAGTACCGAAGCACTAAGTGGCTTGCGGGACGCTTTACAAGACGCGCATAATGAAGTTGATACTTTGTTACGTGGCGCAGGTAATGAAAACGTAGAAGTACAAGATGACTTAGTAGAAGTTAATGAGTTGTGGTTACAAACTACAAACCTATTAGCAGATACTATTGATTTATAGGAGAACTTAATTATGAGTGAAAACTTAAACAAAAAAGTCGCAGAACTTCAAGAACTACGTGAGGGATTAAAAGGTTTTGCCGAAGCTAATCCTTTTTCAGAAATGACAGCAGAAATTAAAGGCGAATGGGCAGAAAGAAATAACGCAGTAGAACAATTAGCTACACAAGTTAAAGAACTACAAGTTATGGAAAAAGCACAAGCCGATAACGAAGCAGAACTTGAAAAAGGTGCAGAGGTTAAATCTTTGCCAATTCATAACGAAGTTGTTGAAACCACAAAAGGATTATCAGAGCAAATCCAAGACAGTAGAGCTTACAAAGCTTTTATGGACGAGGGACAGCTTAATATTTCATCTGAAATAAAATATAATCCATTTATGGATACTAAAACATTGGTTGATGAGGCTAGCGCTTACCCACCACCCGTTGTTAGAAGCGACTTAATTTATCCAACAGCGCTAAGAAACCCTAATTCAGTTATTGATTTGTTTTCGGTTATACCGACAAACCAATTCCAATACAAGTATTTAGAGGAAACAACTTTCACTAACAATGGTGCAGAAGTTGCTGAGGGCTCAGCTTTCGGCGAGAGCGCACTAGCGTTTACTGAAAGAACAGAAAACATTAGAAAGTTTGGTGTTTCTATACCTGTAACAGAGGAACTACTAGCAGACGTTGCGTCCGTTAATGGTTACTTAGATAGCAGATTAAGAAACATGTTACAACTAAGATTGGACAGCGAATTGCTTAACGGTAATGGCTCTGCTCCAAACATTACAGGTATAATAAATAAGACAGGTATTAATACATTTAACTACTCATCTTATGCCGGTAACTTAGGAAAAATTGGACAACTTTACCAAGCTATCACAGAAATTAGAAAAGACGCATTCCTAGAGCCAGACGCAATAGTAATGCACCCAAGTGATTGGAACGATATCGTTACTTCGGTAACAGCAGATTTTGCCGGTACTTCCGGACAAGGTTATGCAGGTAAAGACCCATTATTTGTTGGTGCAGGTATGTTTGGACAAGGCGCTACTCCACAGATTTGGGGAGTTAGAGTTGTGCCAACAACTGCAATAGCTTCAGGAACAGTATTAGTTGGTGTCTTTGGTGGTGGACTTGCTTCACATATCATCTCAAGAGAGGGTATGGAAGTAGCACTATCAGATAGCCATTCTGATTTCTTTACAAAAGACAAAGTAATGATGAAAGCAAGCATGAGATTAGGTTTCGCAATCTACCGTGCAACCGCTTTCTGTACAATTACAAACTTCTAAAGTTAGTAATTAAATTTGGTTTTGTTTTCCCACTCGTCTTACGCAAGTGCTTCGGGTGGGAAGCAAGCCGGAAATGGAAACAACATGAAACTAAAAAAAGATTTATATGAAAAAGACGGCGTTTATGTACTATCAGACGGACACCCAAAACAATGGGGTGGACAAGGTTGTCATAAAATTGCTTCTAAAGGTATGGAACTTACTGCTGAGCAGGTTAAATCTTATGGCTTAAAAGCAGAAACAAAAGCTAAAGCACCTAAAGAAAACAAAGCTAAGTAGTTTATTATGTCTACGCAGTATGTAACTAAAGCCCAATTAAAGACGTATCTAGGTTTGAGTGGTACTGCGCAAGACACTAACTTAGACAATGCTATTAATTCTGCAAGCAGACAGATAGATAAATTCTGCGATAGACGTTTTTGGCAAGACGGTAGTGCCACCGTAAAACTTTATAACCCTGATAGTTTATTTATAGCTACAGTTGATGACATCTCTACTACAACAGGTTTAAT